TCATCTTTTCCAGTAACTATATAATCAAAGTTTTTAAATCTACCGCAGCCCATTATTTGACTAGAAATAAATTGTGCCGACCATGTTGGTTTGCCATGAATAACATTTAAGTTTTGCATAACAGTTAAAGGACTTAAATTCATCCTTTTACTCATCTCTAATGCAACAAGACAATTAGATAATCCATTTTGACCTTGATATTGTGTTGGTACTAATTGTGACTGACATAAGCTTTTAGCTTGTCTTTGTGCAAACTCAAAGGACTCTGTAGTTTGATAAATAGAAGACTCGCCATCTGTATTAGTTTTTGTAATTTCTGTTGTCATTAGTGTTCTCCTTTCTGTTGGCATTTCTCTTCACCTCTTATCTTTATATAATTTAAAGTAAGAAAACACTCTGTTATGTCTTCCCATTGGCAAAGTTGCTCAATTAATTTGTTATCTTTGTCTACAGGCTCGTCATACCTATAAACTTTTTTAAGTGTAGGACTGTAATATATTTGCCCTATAGATGGATTTTTAGGAAAATTAATTTTCATTCTGGTAAATCCTCATAAGTAATATCGACCCATTGACGTTGTGCAAACATCCAAGTCTTTTCTTGTTCTGGATCATAATAAACTTGACCCTCGTATGGTTCTTCTGGGAACTGTGGCATCAATAAAGTTCAATTTCCTCCATTTGTTGTGGTTGGTTTTTCTTATTAACCATCCAAGGAGGAAGGCTAATATCAAGAATCTCTGGTGTATAATCAGCCCAATGTCTGTTTCTATTACATTGCTGAATAATATTTAATGCTTCTTCTACTTTCTTTTCACCCTCTTCAAGCATTTCTTTGTCAGCCCTATAAACACCAACACAAAAAGGTGCTGTTTTTTCTATCGCAACAAATAAAAAATCATCTACTTTTACACCTAATTTCCTAAGCCCTCGAAGATACCAAGCTGCTTGGATATGGTAGCCAAATCCACCAATAGATTTTTGAAAACCTTTCGGACTTGCATCTTGTGTAGTTTTTAAATCTAAAACATAACGACCATTGTAAGATAAACAATCAGGTCTGCATTTTCCTCTTATTCCGTACAAATCGTCCCAAAAAAAGCTTAATTCGCTGTAATTGTCGTTATTATAGATTATTTTCGCAGGGCTATTTAAAATAGATTCATTCATAAGATCTAAATTTTGTTTCCATTCATAAGACAAAATCTTTTTACCTTCATTTTCTTTCATCCATTCTTTACCTTCTTTTGTTCTTGCATTTAATCCCTCTGGTCTAAAAATATATTCATTGTGAAATTTATTATTTTCTAAGAAAAAAGTATGAACAGCAGTTCCTTCTTCCATTGCTTTTGTAGGGACTTGTATTGCTGTTTTACCATGCAAATATTTTTTTGGACTGATTAAAGAATGTCTAAGGTTAGTAGAAGACTCGTACTCTTTTTTTCCATGATATTCTTCGTTTGTAATTTCTTTTGGCTTGTAAATCATTTCAACTTTTCTCCCCACTTAATAAATGTATCTACAGCTTCGCAAGAAAATAATTTAAAAATAAAATCGTAGTGCATCATATCTGCAAACTGTTTAGTTCCATAACTATTCATCCCACGATTACAAGCTGAAAAGAAAGCATTGTAATTATCTGTTCTTACATAAA